GACAAGGATTGAGGACACGATGGAAGACGATCTCGATTCCTACCTGAAGAGTTGCGTGCAGATCGAACCGCTGGCGCTCGAGGAGGAGTATGTCCGCTTGCCGGCCGATCTCGCCTTCTGGAACCAGCGCTACTCCGAGGTCTACCGTTACTGGCTTGAGCGCAAGGTTGTGCTCAACGAGGTGCGGGCTCGCATCCAGATCGAGGAGCGCGAGCGTCTCGAGATGCTCGCCAAGGGCAAGCGCGTGACCATCGGCGAGGTCGAGGACGCGCTGATCATGAACCCGGAGTACCAGCAGGCCAAGATGAAGGAGATCGCGGCCGAGGCGGAGAAGGTGCGCCTCTGGGGTGTGCTCGACGCTCTGCGCAGTAAGCGCGACATGCTGATCTCCTTGGGCGCTCACATCCGCGCCGAGATGGCGCACGACCCGATGATCCGCAAGCAGGCGTCGATCGACCACGAGGTCAAGTTCGGCGCCCGTGAGTTCTCCCGCTCGAGTTCCGAGGAGACGAACCCGAGCGAGTGACGGCTCGGAAAGACGAGCAACTAACCCCTGAGCAACAAGGAACAGGCAACGGTCATGAGCAACATCGTCAAGTACGGCAGCTTCTCGGTCACGGCACTGGATGAGGAGGACAAGAAGGCCGAGGCCATCGCAGGCTCGGTCTTCGTCAACCTTACGCCCGGCGAGCACGTGCTGCGGTTCCTGCCGCCGCCGCTCGGTAAGGAATCGCCCTTCCGCATTACGGCGATCCACTACATCGACGCGGTGCCGGGCCTCGACAAGATGGTGGTCTTTGCCTGCCCGCGGGTCGAGCTCAAGGAGCCCTGCCCCGCGTGCGCCGAGGTCGCTCGTCTGAACAGCACCAAGAACCCGCTCGACAAGGAGCGTGCGAACCGAATCTCGGCGAGCCTCAAGGTCTACGCCAACGTGATCGAGCGCAGCAACGAGGACGCCGGCCCGCGGGTCATCGGTTTCGGCAAGATGATCTGGGATCAGCTCAAGGCGATCCGCAAGAATGTCCGCCTTGGCGGCGACTTCACGGATCCGACCGACAACGGGTTCGACATCGTGATCACCCGCGAGGGTACCGGCCCGCGTGATACGCGCTACACGGTCAACGCTGATCGGAACAACTCGCCGCTCCACACCGACGCGGCGGTTGCGCAGATGTGGATCGACAGCCAGCACAACCTTGAGGAGTTCGTCGACTGCAACGTGCCTGAGGAGCTGCTGCTCGCCTGGGGTCAGATGGCCCGCGTCGGTCGGCAGCCGGCGCTCGAGCTTGGCCAGCGTCCCGGCGCGAGCGTGATGCAGAACCGTGGCAAGAGCGTCGTGGTGGACGCCAAGGTCGTCGCCGATCCGTTTGACGACGAGTGAGCAGAGTCCGCGCCGCCCGATCAAGCGGAGCCCCCCTCCTCCTTGACCTGATCGGAGTGGATGCTGACTGGGGAACGCCGCCCAGAACCAGGCGTGACAGCCGGGAGAGACCGGCACTTCGAATCGCGAATCGGGCGGGCTGCTCGAGGTTGGTTCGAAGCGTCGAACCAAGAGGTGAACGTGGTGGCGAAGAAGACCGAGAAGAAGGCAACCGCCCTGGGCGACGTCGAGGAGACGCTGCTCGGCATTCGGCAGAAGTTCGGCGACACCGCGCTCATGCGGCTCGGCGAGCGGGTGCTCGAGAAGGTGCCCGTCATTCCGACCGGCTCCTATGCTCTTGATCGTGCGCTCGGCATCGGTGGCTACCCGCGCGGGCGCATCGTGGAGATCTACGGGCCTGAGGCCAGCGGCAAGACTACCCTGACCCTGCACGCGATGGCGAACGTGCAGAGGCTCGGCGGGCGGGTGGCCTTCATCGATGTCGAGCACGCTCTCGACCCGGCTTACGCCGAGTCGGTTGGTGTGAACACCGACGAGCTCCTTCTCAGCCAGCCGGACTTCGGCGAGCAGGCGCTCGACATCACCTACGAGCTGATCAACTCCGGGATCGTGCAGCTCGTGGTCTTCGACTCGGTGGCCGCGCTGGTGCCCAAGGTCGAGCTCGAGGGTAACTCAGGCGATGCTCACATGGGCCTTCAGGCCCGGCTGATGGGTCAGGCGATGCGACGGCTGACGCCTTGCGCTCAGCGCAACGGTGTCTGCTTGATCTTTATCAACCAGATCCGCCACAAGATCGGCGTGTTGTTCGGCTCGCCCGAGACGACCACTGGCGGCAACGCTCTCAAGTATTTCGCCTCCGTGCGGCTCGATGTGCGGAAGCGGGACAAGATCAACGATGGCGACGAGACGATCGGCAATCTCACCGAGGTGAAGGTCGTCAAAAACAAGTTTTACCCGCCGTTCAAGCGGGCTAGCTTCGATATCATTTACGGCAAGGGCATCGACCACTACGGCGATCTGATCAACGTGGCCGTTCAGGTTGGCGTCCTGAGCAAGTCGGGCACCTGGTACATCTACGACAACGAGCGGCTCGAGCAGGGCCGGAAGAAGCTCGAGGAGCGGCTGCGCGCCGACATCGACGTGTACAAGAAGATTCGCGATGCTGTCGAGGCGGCATGCCGAAGCTGACGCCTCTTGAAGCCTGGCGGCGCTCGCCTGCGAAGCGAGCCATCGTCAAGCGCGTCATCATGACCCAGATCGGTCAGGCCAACGTGCCCTACGCGACCCGTGCCGAGCGGGAGCGGGCAGCAGCTCTGGCTCTGCTTTATGCGGTGATCCGGCAGTTGGAGGAGGTAGACGAATGACCTGGCGTTCCATCTACAACGCCAAGGGCTGGTTGCTCTGCACCTGCTCGAAGTGCGGCCGGGCGAACTTCGTCGAGCCGCACGGGACGACCGCGAAGTGTCGATGCTCGCCCGAGTGGACCGAGCACGAGAGCATCCCGCTGAACGCCCGCGACGTGAGCGGGTCGCGGGTGTTGGTCGAGTGGCTGAAGCAGCACCGCGCATCGAAGGCGGCTGCAAGGTACGCTGGAGGCTGATCGTGCGTATCGCTTTCTGTGCGGATGTTCATCTGGCGAATCATCGGATCTGCGGCGGCAAGTACGAGGCCGGGCTCAACGACCGCTGCCGTCTTATCCTCGACGTGCTCGAGGAGGCGGTGACTTCTGCTTACCAGATGGACTGCGATGCGCTGATCATCGCCGGTGACCTGTTCGACACTACTCGCCCAAGCCCGCAGATCATCGCTGCGACTGGCCAGGTGCTCACCAAGCACCCGAGCCTGACGATCGACATCATCGTCGGCAACCACGATCGCAATAGCGACCATCCGCAAGATCACGCTCTCGGCCCGCTCGGGTTCGCCCAGAATGTTCGCATCTGGTCGCAGCCGGCGCTCAATGTCATCGAAGACGGCGCGGTGATCCTGATGCCGTTCCAGGCCGGACCGGCGAAGGACTGGCTGCCGGTCGAGATCGAGAAGATCACCGGCGGAGGCAAGGTGAAGCAGCCGACCGTTCTCGTGACCCACCTCGGGCTGCACGATCAGGCGGTGCGCGACGCTAACTTCTGGGCCGAGGAGGCGAACGACGCCATCGACGTGTGCGTTCTCGATCAGATCATGCTCAAGCACGGCATCCAGTTCGCGATGTCCGGCAACTGGCACGGATTTGCGGGCTGGAAGTTCCAGGGCACGTTCGACCGCTGCATCTATCAGATCGGCGCGCTGGTCCCGACGGGCTGGGATAATCCTGGGCTGGTCGGTGAGTACGGCTCGCTGCTCGTCCTCGACACCGGGTCGACGGCTTCGCCCGCGGATGCGTGTCGCCGCAACGAGCTCGGCGGTCCGCGGTTCGTCAACGTCAGCTCCGACGCGGAGCTCGAGAAGGTGCTCCGCGAGGCAGAGAGCTCCGGCATGGAGCTGGCTCTGTTCGTGCGCTGGAACGTCGAGCCCGAGCAGGTCATCTACGCGACCCACCGCCTGGCCGAGTTAAAGTCCGCCGGTCTGATCCGTGACTTCGACGTGCGGCTCAGCAAGGATGCGATCCGAGGGAAGGCACAGCAGGCGGCCCAGGCTGCCAAGTCCAGCGAGACGTTGGCTGGTGCCCTCGCCGAGTTCGTGAAGGCTATGCCGCTGGAGCCGGGCATCGACCGGCAGCGGGTCTTCAATCGTGCGAGGGAGTATCTGCGATGATGAAAGACGTCACTTGGGCGAAGAAGGAACTCGACATCCCGGAGCACGTCACCGACGACAAGCTGATCGAATGGCTGGTCGTCCACGTCAAGGACCTGCGGTCGCTGCTCTACAGGGAGCAG